CCTTACGTTCCATTACAGATGGTTCGTGCAGTGGGAGAAAATAGTTTCCAACCAAAAATCGGGTTTAAGACTCGTTATGGTATGGTTGCTAACCCATTCGCAGAAGGAACACAGGCAGGTAGTGGTATCCTTAGTGTTAACGCTAACCGCTATTACAGACGTGTTGCTGTTAAAAACCTTATGTAAGCGAGATGCTTATATACTTTCAAGAGACCCTGACGGGTCTCTTTTTTTATGCTATAATAAATATAAAAGGAGACCTGCACAGAACTAATGGCAACTCGCCCATCACAGATAGATAATAGAAATTTTCTCGCACCAGTCGGGTTTAAGTTTAATCTTAAACGAAGTCCCGGTGTGGCTTTTTTCTGTAACAGTGCTAATATTCCAGATCTAAATTTAGGTGTTGCAAATCAACCAAATTACCTTCGAGACATTCCAGTTCCCGGAGATAAAGTTGACTTTGGTGATTTAAGTTTAAGATTTTTAGTTGATGAAGATCTTACTAATTTTATGGAGATTCAGAAATGGATTCGTGGATTGGGTTTTCCAGAAAGTGTTCAAGAGTTTCGTGATTGGGAAAAGAGTGGTCAAACACCAAAAAGAAACTATGGACAATCAGGACAAGACATTTATTCTGATGGCACACTTCAAATACTGAGTAGCAATCTAATTGCAAAATTCAATGTAAAATTTACTGATTTATGGCCCTACAGTTTGACAACTTTAACATTTGATGCCACAGACACTGATATTGATTACTTTACAGCAGATGTGAGTTTCAAGTATACTATGTACACTATTACCGATTTGGAGGGAAATGACCTTTGATCTTGATACGATTCAAGACATGTGGGAAAAAGACGCAAAAATAGATCGAGATAACCTACATGATGAATCTTTGAACATACCATCTTTACATGCAAAATACTTTCAGATATACAATACAATATTTCTATTAAGAAAAAAAGCAGAGCAACAGAGGAAAAATATAAGACATGAGAGATATGAATACTTTAGTGGTAAGGCTGATCCTGATGTTTACATACAGAATCCTTTTCCAAAAAAGATAAGAGACAAAGATACAATGACGAAGTATCTTGATGCAGATGAAAAACTATCTAACTCATCTTTGAAGATCGAATACTATGATACTATGCTTACGTACTTGGAAAGTATATTAAAAGTAATACAAAATCGCACATATCAAATTAAAAATGCAATTGAATTTATGAGATTCAACGCTGGAATGGGTTGATAAATACATATAGATTCATGGATCTATGTGATTGACACTTCTGCTAATGTTGTCATATCCAAAGCGAATGAAGTATTTCTTAGAGTCAAAGCTGACCCTCATATTGAATATGAACTAAGAGATCACTTTACATTCCAAGTTGAGAGTGCAAAGTTTATGCCTCAATATCGGAATCGCAATTGGAATGGTGAAATACATTTATTTGATTTAAGATCAAAGAGGATCTATGTTGGTCTGTTAGATCGAATCATCGCATTTTGCAAGAGACACGATTATAGTTATAAATTTGTAGACAATGAATATTACGGAGTTCCATTTGAACAGAATGATGGAATCTCATATGAAGGTGTAAAAGATTATATGAGATCTATTTGTTCTCATGCTCCCAGAGAATACCAAGTTGACGGAGTATTCGATGCCTTAAAGCACAATAGAAAGTTATTGATATCACCGACTGCTTCAGGAAAATCTTTGATGATTTACTCTCTCGTAAGATACTACGTAGATAAACATCAAAAAATCCTGCTAGTTGTTCCGACGACATCTCTCGTAGAGCAGATGTATAAGGACTTTCAGGATTATGGTTGGGATTCTGAGTCATACTGTCATCGAATATATTCTGGAAAAGAAAAGACAAACGAATTTCCTGTTACAATTACAACATGGCAGTCAGTCTATAAACTAGACAGAACTTTCTTTGAAGATTATAACGTTGTGATTGGTGATGAAGCTCACTTATTTAAAAGTAAGTCATTAATATCTATAATGACAAAATTACATCATGCGAAGTATAGGTTTGGATTCACAGGAACTTTAGACGGCACACAGACGCATAAATGGGTCTTAGAGGGTCTATTTGGGCCATCATACAAGGTGACTAAAACAGATGAACTAATGAAACAAGGTCATCTTTCTCAACTTGATATTCAGTGTTTGGTGTTAAAGCATCAACCACAAAAGTTTGAAACATACAATGATGAGATTGAATATCTAATATCACATGAACAGAGAAATAAATTTATTACAAACTTAGCACTTGATCTCAAAGGTAACACTCTAATTCTGTATAGTAGAGTGCAAGCTCATGGTTCAGTGCTATACAGTATGATAAATACAAACAAGAGTGATGAGCGAAAAGTGTTCTTTGTTCATGGTGGTGTGGACGCTGAAGAACGAGAACAGATTCGTGAGATTACTGAAAGAGAAGTAAACGCTATTATCGTTGCGTCTTATGGTACATTTTCAACAGGTATCAATATTAAAAACTTGCATAATATTGTTTTTGCCTCTCCTTCAAAGTCAAGAATACGAAACCTCCAGAGCATTGGCAGAGTTCTTAGAAAAGGAACTAACAAGATCAAAGCTATTCTATACGATATCTCTGATGACTGCTCGCTTAAATCTAGGAAAAACTACACTTTAAATCATCTTATAGAAAGAATTAAAATCTATAATGAAGAAAATTTTAACTATGACATAATCACTATACAACTTAAGGACAAATGATCGAAGACGACTTTTATGCTACTATCAAATTCAAAAGTGGAGAGGAGATCTTTGCTAAAGTTGCTGCCTCTGAGGAAATTAATCGAACTATATTATTAGTATCAAATCCCATTATAGTAAATGAAGTGCAAGGTAAAAAAGGTATGTTAGGATATCGTATTGAGCCTTGGTTAAAGACAACTAAAGAAGATATGTTTATGATTGATTTGTCAGATATATTAACAATGTCAGAATCATCTGATGTTGAAATGATTTCAATGTATCAAAGATGGTTAAGAGATACTTCTAAAATCAAGAATGATGAACCAAAGTTAAGTCGTAAGATGGGATATATTTCTAATGTAAATGATGCTAAAGATATCTTAGAGAAGTTATATAAACTAAAGGAATCAAAGGGCTAATATCCTTAAACCTCTACAAAGGTTATTGTACACGTATTTTGATATGTTGTCAAGTACTTGCTTTTTTATGGTATAAATGTTATACTTTCTACATAATAAGGATTATAATTATGGCGATAACTAGGAATATGCCTAAACGTAAAAGATCGGAACATTATGTTAATAACAAAGAATTTCTTGCGGCTTTAATTAGATATCGTGAAGATGTAGAGATTACATATATCAAAAAGTTTGGTGAGGAGCCAGATAAAGCAGGTAGAGCATCATCATGGGATACGAAACCAGTGATTCCAAGATATATTGGTGATTGTTTTTTAAAGATTGCAAATCATTTATCATTCAAACCCAACTTTGTAAACTATATGTTTAAGGAGGATATGATCTCTGATGGAATCGAAAATTGCGTTCAATACATACATAACTTTAATCCTGAGAAATCCAAAAATCCTTTTGCTTACTTTACACAGATTATACATTATGCATTTCTCCGCAGAATACAGAGAGAAAAAAGACAACTTGATATCAAAAATAAAATCCTAGAAAG